TATAACGCATCGATGACCAAGCATCCTCATCTTTATACTCACGCAATTCATCAAGATGTATCGTTGATGGGGCTGAAATTCCTCGGCTTGCATTGTTTGCTGCTTTTACAACAAATCGCCTACCGCCTTTAAGTTCCATTTCCTCAGCACCATGCTGCCATCTAATCTTTTTAACTTCCGAGGCTAGTTTGTCATTATTCTCAATTATTCCAACCATTTGCCTAAAAGTTTCTAATGATGTTGTAAGTCGATGCGCCGATGATAGTTGCAGATTCTCGCCCCAGATATACATGCCGGTCAAGATACGCAAAAGCATAAATGTGCTCTTTCCATTCTGGCGTGCAAGCAATAGATTGTTTAGTTGCGAGTGCCACCGGCCATCCTCTTTGACCTTATGGCCATGAATAGCCACAAACTCTTGCCAAGGCATCAGTGGTATCCCGATTTCCTTAGCGAACTCGATCATTTCATGACCTTTAGATGGTAAATCATTCAATGGAGAGTGAATTCGTGGGATCTGCACACCTCCTAATTCTGATTGAGGCTTTTTCCCATCGATTAAATCTTTTTCAAAATTGTTCAAAGCGATCCAGTCTGATCGTGGGCGATCGAGGTATTTCGTGGGTTAGAAAGGGAAAGGGAGGTCGGTGGTGTCCTCTTGCTCACAAAAAAACGCCCCCCTTTGGCTAAATTGCACCGCCTACATGCAGCGACTAAATTCTGATCGTTGTCAAGCCCACCCAAACGGCGTGGTACTACATGATCTACTGTATCAGCCTCTTGCCCACAGTACTGGCATATGAACTGATCTCTACGCAGTATCCGCTGCTTGATCTTTATCCATTGTCTTGTAGATCCTGTTGATCTTAATGCACTTTTACTCAATACCAACCCTTAATCTTATGATGTGCTAAAGCATTGCAAGGATTATCGTATCGTTTCTTTATGTACTTTAATTGCCAATCAATTTGTTTATATCCATCAACTGTACTCAACCATTTAGATTTACCTTGAGGAATACCATGATGACTACCATTCTTGGCTTTTGGATTCCATCTTGATTCTTTGTAATTTAATTCATCTAAACAATAAAACTGTTCAAGATTATTTAACTGTATAAAAGCCCATTGTCTATAATGGTTTACTTTGTGTACTTCAGCGGAATGTGCTTTTTCAAAGCCTGAAATGTTGGCTAAACATAGAGCGATCCCAATTAGCGAGCACCTTGCGAACCTCCCCCTTCGGGGTTCGCCTTTTGGCTTTGAGAGCCAATGCTCTTTATAGCGTATCATATTGTTCCAAATCTGACGGCGTGTCTTGCGTAAATGCAAACAATTTTGAAATCATCTAATTCAAGCCAAGTTTCATCCCAGCCATTCATATTGACATCCACCCTTCGTATTTTGCATCAGGATTATCAAGTAGCCATTGCTCACGCAATTCGTTTTGATAAGTCCAGTTTATTTCGTGGGTTCCTTCATCATGATCAGCGCACATGTATGGCACTCCTTATCTAGAAACATCCAAGATCCGCACTTATTGCATCTCATTACAGGTTCCTGCACATCATTAGCCTCAGCCATATTCTTTGTGCCAATAGCGCAGCATTTAAGGCATTGGTAAACTCTAAAACCTTCGGTTTCTGGGTATCCATTAAGCCATACAAACTCGGTGTTGGCTGAACAGAAATTGCATCTAAAATTAACCATCTTTACCAGCCCAACCAGTACCCTTAAATATACTTGGCACCGCAGTATAGACACGCCTTAATTTTGCGCCACATACTTGACAATGAGGGATTTCATGATCCATTGGTAAATCCAATACAATCAGCGTTCCCTCACCATCGCACATGTAATCGTAATTAGGCATGATAAGGAATTCGGTTTATTGCGTGGCAGGAATAGCATCGAAGCAGATCGCCCTCGTGAAGTAATCTGTCATCGTTGCATAAGTCGCAAGTAACTGTTGATGGCTCTATTTTTACTCCGTCATCCGTAAAGGTTGCAGTAATTCCGGAGCCATCGATAATCTGTAATTCACCCATTTATTCACCTCCTTCAAAATACCATTTCCCATTAGCAGTAAGTTTTGCCCATTTGGCATCACATTGTTTCGCCTTACAAACATATCCATAGTAAGGCTTTCCTCCTTTAGAGATTCCTTGTTTTAAAATATGACCATGCTCGCATGCTGGTGGTTCATTGGGTGTCGATGCGCCTATCTCAGCAACTACCTCACCAACTGACCAAGCAACCGGTTCAGGTTTTTTATCGGCATCAAAACTATCTCTTAAGATTGTTTCTATTTGTGCAGACTTAGATCCGGCCTTGCCATACATATTTTGCCGGCTTTCTAATTTCTCCTTGAATGATGGATTGGTTTCTACCTTTCGCATATCATCTTTGGTTGCAGTCTTGTCAGATCCTTTAAGTAGGATTATTGCCCTACCAAGGCTGGAAGTTGCAGTATCCTCAACATAAAACTTTTTCATGTTAGGAATGTAAGTTTCTCTTGATCCAAAGGCTATGTTGCTGACCGCTGGGGATGTATCTTTAGCATCTCGCCAAAGCGTGGCTTGAACCAAGATATAACCTTTTTCAGCATCATGACTGATAACTGATATATCTGATCGACCCATTGGGTAGTTGCTGATAAACCATTTGTTTAATGTGGCAACATCCTCATAATCCTCAAGATTAAATGCCATTACTTATCCTCCCATTCAAATGTTTCATCTTTGACTGCATCGAGGACTGTCTTATAGACAGAGCCATAGGCAATGAAGTCTTTGATACTGTCGTAATGATCTGGGGTTTCACTAAGCCTAGATACCTTGACCAACGCCATACATAATGCAGCCTGATGTGGTGTGATAGGGAAGTCGAGATATGCAGACCAAAGACCGGCAATTCGTTTGTGGTTATAATAAGGATGTCCGTAGACACTTCCACGCTGTTGGATCGTAGTAATGACTTCATTTAACAATTCCTCAGTTTTTGTCATAGTCAAAAACCTCATCTGACTGTGCCTTAATGTTGGTCATTCGGCGATGCATTTCCCACCCATGTGCCCTACCCTTCCAATAACCATTTTGAAAGGCTGTATCTCGGATCTCATAAATGATCCAATAAATAAATCCTATGCCTAGCATTATTGCTGCGACATCTAAGCCAACATTTCTTAACTCTAACCATGTATTCATTTTGTTGCCCACTCCCTTATTTTCTTAGGCATCGCAACCGGATTTCGGTCATCGATTACTGTATAGGTTGCTCCTGACGGATGGATCGATGGTGCGGCAGCAACATAACCTTTCCATTTGATGTCAATACCATCATTTAACTTGCCTCTAAAGACATCAGATTTATTGGCTAAGTAGTAAAGATGCAAACCATCACCGGTTTGAACTGTGTATGTTGGATCAAACTCTGGCAATAATTCGCCACCATTGCGATAATCAATATCAAACACAACCAAGCCTGATTGATAGCAGGCTATACCAATGTTGATGTTTCCATCATAGTCAAACCAAAAGTTAATTAGATTTTGATCTGTGGTGGCTGATAAATAAGCCCTTTGAGCCAAGTCAAAGTGCGGATCTTTCTTGCGTGGCAATAATGGCAAAACTCCCCAGCCTTGAGCAGCATAATCTAATGCCATTTGGCGATTTGCTTGAGATATAAGTTTCATTAATTTTTACTTAATCTTGAGCATCGATCACAACGCCACTCGCTAATCAAAGGCCTAATTGAAATTGCACAATTAAGCCAGCAAGTTTCCATTTGGCACAAATCACACCAACGCAAGTCTGTTGCTGTTAGTACTTTCATTTTATTGCTCCCTACCAGCAAATCCTTCGTTTGCTGATGGAATAAGTGTGGCACTTGTCAAGCATGCCCACAAATAAATTACCGGCGTGTTTTATAACGATTAGATAACGATCGGTAACCCTCAACCACAGGTTTAGATAACGCCAAGATCCTCAAGTTCATCGATATGATCATCAATCGTGCGGTCGATATAGTCTGTTTCACGCCCCATAGTACCTTTTATTGTATCGGAATGAGCCGTCATGGTTCACAGGCACCAACTCGACAGAATGACCGCCTTTACCAAAGGTCATGACTACGAATCCCATGTTCCAGTCCGCTGAGGCATACTTAAGATATGAGGCTTTGTTTTTCATATCCATAAGATGACCTGCCTCAATGCCCCAAATCGTTGAATAACGGCCGTTTAAGCCAGTTTGGTGCCTTGTAGCACCCTGCCTATGGGTATGGCCACAAACAACGCTATTACCCCACTTTTTGGCAAGATTTAAGGCGGTTATACCGGCATGCTTAGACATGACCCCTTCATCCCCATGAGCCAAGAAAAACCCACGCTCAAATTCATAGGCTCGCTTATGAAATCTAATGCCTAAATCTGAGTAAGCCATAAACTTTTCAAAAACTAATTCAGGCAAGCCTAGTAATGATGGTGCGCCTTTTAGCAATGTTGTAAATAATCGATCCGTATGATTTGATCTAATTATATCGGTTGTGCCAAGATCAAAAAGAATATCCTGAGCAATTGATCTTTCATCATGAAGCGTTTCGGCAAATTCAGTCTTAGTTCCCTTTACCCAACGGCTTTGGGAAGTCATATCTAATTCATCTCCAACATTAAGCACAAAATCAAATTTTTCGTGCTTGCTCATTTTAATGAGATTAGATACTGCTTTTGGATGGTGCAGAGGAATCTGCAAATCTGGCGTTATTAAATACCTTCGGTTGGCTTTAATCGTCATCCTCATCGGGAGTTGGAATAGTTGGGATAATTCCCTTATCGCCTACGATCCAGTCAGGCATTGATTCTGGGCTATCCATTAGATAGAGCGCAACGGATTCTGAAAATCCAGCCTTTCTTGCAGCCCTAAACATTTCGTGTTTTGCGATATACCATTGATCCAATTTGGTTAATGGATCAGGAGAACGGCGAACGATACGCCTATTGATCTTTTTGCGTTTCGATGATTTGCGTGTGTTCGCCATAACAAAAATTATCGCTTAGAGATTAAGACAAACAGGTCATCGACACGCTGTTCAAGTCTTGTAATTTGATCCTTTATGCTTGTGCCTGAGTTCGGCTTTAATTCTGCTAAATAGGATTTAATAACCCAACGCAGACCCATGAATAAACTTGTTGATATTGCGCATACGCCAACGGCGATACCAACCCATTCGTTGGCCGTCATTTCGCATTAATTCCGTAATCAGCCTCATTGCCAGACTTTGGATCAAGTGCTTTGGCAATAGGAGCAACAATTGCACCAAGCAAAGTTGCATAGGCTGGATGGATGTCTGCCACAATAGCGAGCGCAACAGTAATTCCGGATGCTGCAACTGCTCTTAGGTATGACTTAATTGCAGCCTTGTGTTTATTAGATAGTTTCATGCGTTGCCTCCTAGTAGTGGGATATTAAAAAAATCTGAATTTTTATCTTGATCTTTCTTGAAACTTACATGTATGTGGTGATTGTGTTTATTGATGCCCTTGTATTTACGCCAACGCCATCCAAGTATCGGTGAAGCAATTTTTGACTGATGTATTACATAACTGATGCGACCATTGGTTTTCCCATATGATCGAATTTGATCTGCCAAATATGTTGAAAGCCCTTTGTCGTCAGAAAGCCGAGCGTCAATATCAATTGCTCGCACACATCCGTTTGTATCTGGGTTGTGGTCGCTTTTTCGTGTGCTATGTCGAGCATCACCAATCCACCCATCAGATTTGCGCAAACGCTCTGGGAAGGAATCATCGATTTGCTCACGCAACTGAATTGCTGCTTTAGACAACCAAGGCTTCATTAGGACAAAAGAAGTTTGGCTTCATCCTCAGTAATGCCTAGGCGATCAAGTAATGCTGCTCTTGCTTCTGCCTTTGCTTCATCCTGAGCCTTTAATTCCTCTGCTTTTGCAACATTGATTTGATAGACGGCAAATTCATCATCTGTCATTTCTCTATCAATAACTTCATCAGTTACTGTGTCGTGAATTCTTATTGTTGGTTTAGTCATTATTTCACCCCATATACCTTAACAGTTCCAGCGTTCCAATTGCCTCCGCTTGGTTGAATTACGAAATTAGTAACAGCAGAAGTGCTTTTTAATACACCAGCAGTTAATTGAACGCTTACTGTACTTGTAGAATTTTGCTTGTATGTGCCAATTATGTTCCAATTTTTATAGGCTGAAGCATTAACATTGTAAATATTCATCGCAAATGAATTATCATTTTGACCTGTTGCTGCTGTATTTCTATAAAAATAAATATCAGCAAAAGTGTTGTTATTATATCCGGCAGTTGCACCTGTGCCACCAGCAAATTCGTTTTGAATGTAATTCACATTTGATGAACTGTTTAAATAAATTACACCATAATCATTTCCGCTAAACTCTAGTTTTTCACCTACAATAAGTAAATTGACATAACCAGTTGGCGCAATTGTAATAGTTGTCGATGCGCCTGATAAAGTAGTTGTTGATAATAAAGTCAAACCACCGCCAGCAGCAGGTGCAGCCCATTTAAGTCCAGTTGCAGTAGAACTGTCAGCCGTAAGAACTGTATCATTTGCGCCAACTGCTAATCTGGCAGGTGTATCAGCAGCAGTTGCTGCAATAATGTCACCCTTAGCATCAACAATTGCATTTTGAATTGCATTGCTGTCATCTTGTGCAACCCATTTAAAATCCATGTCTGTATTTGAATTTTTTGCCAATACTTGATCGGTTGTGCCACCTTTAAGATCAAGCAATGAAGTATCAATTGCGCTACCAAGTGTGCGAATGGCTGCTGCGCCATCCTTAACTAAATCTGTATCGTCTGGGGTTTCCCATCCGAAATTGGTTGTGTTTGCCATTTTTCTCCTATTATCAGGCTACGATTGTAGCGTATTCCCATGTTAAAGTGTTGCCAACTGTATTCCATGCCTCAGTAACCGGAACAGTATTCCAGCGCATTGCAACCTGACTGAAATTGACAGGCGACAAATTGATGGTCAAAAATAGTTCATTAAATCTAGTGCTCCAACGCCATCCCTCAACATACCCTTCAAATGCTCCATTATTGATCTGGGTCGGCAAATCTACAATATGAATTGGTTGCCCCATAAATATCCCTAACAAAGCATTACGATCAGAATCATCAAGTTCTGAATTAGTAATTGGAAAAGTGATGCTGTCGAATGTGGCATAAGGATAGGCTCTTAAATCAATGTATCGATCTGCAATTTCTTGAGCGTCAGATCCATCGTGAATTGCTGAATTGATGGTTTGACCTTTATATCCATATAAAGCAATTGAAGCGGCATCTGTGGCAGTTGCTTGGTTATTAAAATTATTTCCATAATTAATATAAATATCATTTCGAATATCTGCTGATTTTGTCAAAGTTCTTAAGCCTGAACCCAATGCGGTATTCGCTGAAAGTTCCAAATACCCATTTGCAGCCAAATAAGTTTGGCGATGGTCAGCATCGGCATATCCAATGTTTCCTTGATTATCCTCATACATGTATCCAAGTGCTGAATCAGCAATAAAACTTGCTATATTGTAAATCGTGTCAGGTTCGGCTGATCGACTTGACATTGTAAAAAGTCCGGGTTGATCAATTTCGCCTAAGCCGATATTTTGAGCATTTTGCCAAGTTTCGGTTGGTGAATAACTTGACCATGTTTCTGCTGGTGGCACTTCATTCCAAGTATTTAGTAATGATGATGAAAGTAAAGTGTATATTTGATCACCATCAGTATCTTGCGACAAATTGTCTGTATAAATTTCTTTGGCTAGTCTGACTAAATTTCCCATTGCCAAAAGTGTATAACTAATGACATTTGCAACTGATCCTGTATTTGTTACTCCAACAGTTACATCGGTAATATTCCCACCAAATAAACTAACAAAAGTTCCTGAACTGTTTCTGACTTGTAAGGTTAAACCATCATTAATTGCAAATGGCAAGGTTTGACCAGAAAGTGCTACAACTTCAACCTGTAAATAGGATGGATTTGGTTGAGTATAAATATCATCCCGACCTGCCTGATGTGCAATATCAGCAACAGTAATGTTTTCGTAATCTACGCCGGCAACTGACAATTTCCATTCAGGTGTCCAAACTGTCATTATCTAGCCCTAGTGATTCCTGAATTGTAAAGTTGAGGGGTTGATCTTGATGCGCTGTCATTTAATACCTTAGCAACGGCTCTGGCAGACCCTTCAGCATCTACTGACTGAACTGTAATGTTATTAACTGTTGTGCCAGCCCTTGCTGCTCCAGCGGCCAATTGAGCAGCAGTTGCAGTTGATCCAGTACTAGCAGCCTTATTTCCAGAAACCGCACTACTTACAACTCCTGTTGCAATACCGGCAGCAGCCAAAGCAACTGCACCAGCAGCGACAGATCCTCCACCAGTTGCAAAAGCAGTTGCCACGCTTGCAGCAGTTGCAGCAGTCCTTAAGGCAACCATTGCTGTAATCAATGTTTGAATTGCGCCTACAAAAGCAATGACTTTATTTGCCACGAAAACTGTTGCAATAATTCCACCAAGCACCAACAATTCATCTTTAATACTAATTACAAAATCAATGGTTGATCTTAATTGTTGTCCAAACGCATAAGCACCTTTTGTTGCATCGGTAATTCCAGCGGTAACGCTATTGTCGCCAGTTAAGCCAGCAGCCAAAGCCTGAACATTTGGAACAACTGTTGCCAATAAATAATCAGCAAATTCTTTAACAATTGGAAGCAATGCTATACCAATTTGCTCTTTAGTTTCATCTAAGGCAATAGTTAATTGCTTAAACTTAAACTCAGCATTTGTTGCCTCATTCTTGACAAACCCATTATAAGTTTTGGCCAATTCTTGAGTAATTTGATCAAATGACTTGCTTTTAAGGGTTGCCTGATCAATACCAAGGCCAAGTTTGCCAAGGGCTGTATTACTGCCATCATATGCCCTACCTAGAGCATTAGTTACTGCTTCAAGTGGCTTGCCTGTCGCTGTTGATATTTCTTGAGCAAGGCTTAACAATTCTTGCGCTTTAGTTACATCCTGAGTTGATCGAATTAAACGACCAAGGGCTGGTCTTAAAACATCATCGGTTGTGGCGGTAGCAATTGACTGTTTAGTAATATAAGTATCGATCGCTGCAATTTGATCCTCAGTTGCTTGCGTATTTGATCGAATAGTTTGTTCAAGTTTTTTGCGTGCTGATTCATCTTGAGCAGCAGCCTTAGCAGCAGATATTGCAAATGCACCAACGGCAGCACCGGCAGCAGCAAAAGCCAATGCAGCCTTTTTGCCAAAATCTGCTATTTGATCGGCTGATTTATTGACTACTTTGTTTGCATCATCTAAACCTTTTTTGAGGCCATCAATATCGGCTGCGAGTGCAAGGGTTAAGGTTCTGCTATTACTAGCCATCAGCAAACTCTTTTCTTATATCTAAAATAATTTGTTCAAACTCTTTAATTATAGTTGGTTGCAAAAATCTAATTGTTGGGTAAATGAAATATCCTCTTGAACCCGGACCTTTTGGCATTGGTCCTGACCATGCTGGAAATTGCGGATAATTCTTAGATCCAAATTCGTATGCTGCGCCAATGCCCGGCCGGTTGCCCTTTGAATCATTACGAGTATTAAATTGAGTTGTAGCACCACCGGAAAACCTTTGTGAAGCAAAACCAAAAGAAACCTCGCCAAGTAATGATGACTTTTTGACTTTACCGCCTTGCGCAACTCGATTAGCAACTTTGCCCCTTGATGCAGCAATTCGGCGGATTTCTGCTAATTCTTTTTCAGCCAATTCACCAACTCGGCGTTTAGTTTCTTGAACTGCAATTTCGCTCATGTTTCTAATTACTCTAGCAAATGAAGCAAGTTCCCTTTTGTCATAGACTATTAGAGGTTCGGTGCTAGTTGCCATTCCGTTTCTCCAATATCTCGATCGCTGTTAAAATGTCCTCTGCTTCAACCCATTCGCTCATTGGTATTTGTGTCGCTATCGACAGTTCAACCAATAATCTGCTTAGGCTTCCTGCTTTGTGGCTTTTGGGTTTGCATCACCAACAATGACATCGGCTACTGTTTCCATCCAAATATCCATTGGTTTGATGGGCTTACCTGCACCAAGTTCTCGCTTATGTGCATGATAAGCAAGAAACATAAGATCCCAAATACCCAACTTTTCGGATGCTTGACCAATGATGTTTCCTGTCTGCTTTTCCCATTTTGCCCACTCAGGCGGTTGGGCTACATAAGTGGCTTGCTCGCCTGAGTTATATTCAATTGTTATATTTAGTTTCATTTTGCTCCCGATTTCTTATTAACTAAATGATTCTGCTGGTGTTCCAATAACTTGGAAACTCAAATCAAGTGTTTGAGCATCTGGTGCGGTTCCTCCGGCTGAAGGGAAGTTAGGCAGGATCTGGAAAGTAAATGATGCGCCTGATGCTGCTGTAAATACAGTTGAAATTCCTGTATTTGGTGCGCTCTCGGCAACTCCCCATAGAATCTCGCAAAGTGATCCAGTTGCACCCCAGTCAGCAAGCATGCTGATGTTGAATGTCCAATTGTCATCGATAACCTTAAATGATGCTCCATCCAAAGTTTCGTAGCGAACACGATTGCGCTCGCATTCTAAAGTTGCGGTTGTAACTTGAGCATCGAAATTATTACCGCCAATGGTGAAGGTAATATCTCGACCGGTAATAACTGTCGTAGGCATCTTGCTCCTTAGTTTGTCTGTGTGTAATAGGTTGATACATTTATATCAGAAATCAACATTGTTGATGATCCGATTTGTTGAACTGTTGGTTGTTCAACGGATCCGACAATATATCCCGCCGGGATAACTGCCAGAATACTCATTACTAATTGCTCCATATTGTCCAACGATGCTGGATTGCTATTGTAAGCAACTATTGCTGTAATTGTCATATTGACTTTGCATTTGACTGATGATTTGCCAATTGTGTCAATTTCAAGATACGGCGATGATGGCACGAAAACTACTGCTGGTGGATAAATAGATTCTGGAACATAACTATAAACGCTACCGGTGACAGTTGCTAAAGCGGTTGCCAATGGTGTGCGAACTGATGAAAGAATTGTTGATGCTGGCATTTAGAGAGCCATACTTTCAACATCAAGATAAGGACCAAGCAGACCTACGCATCTTGAGAATAATGATCTACCCATGCGAAACGGAGTTGCTGTAAAATCTACGCCTTCGATTTGCCCTCCGGCTGCGATTCTTGATTGAAAGACTTCGACTGAAACGGCAAAGATTGCTGACCGAACAGGCTGGACTCCAACATAAGTTGATGCGCCAGAAAGGGTAGCAGTTCCGGATGGGATGACATTAACTTCGAGTAAATCGGCATTAGTGATCGATGCTGAAAAGGTATATTGTCCAAGATTGTCTGCCAAGACTGTTCGTGTGCCGTTGTATGGGCTTCCGCATCCTGCAATGACAACTGATTGTCCTTCGGTGAATTCATGAATTCCTAGTGTAATGAAAGTGGCGACATTATCTGTCAGCGACACTTTCTGGATTGGGCTTTTGAATGTAACCAACATTGGAAGGATTACGCCTTCGGCTGTATCTATGATGCCATCAAGATAAGCATCGTTATACAAAGATGATGACACGCCAAGGATAGATCGCAACTCGGTGGCTGTAATTATGCTTGGCATGTCATCTCCTTACTCCCTTAATGGATGCCTAGGATCGGGAGCAACCCTAGGCACTCAGTTAAATTACGCTATGTCTAGTTTACGGAACGCTGTTGGATAGCGATTAACTACGCAAACATAACCATATAAACCGATTTCAACTCGGCCATTTGCAACCAAGTTTGCACGAATGTCAAATGTTCCTGACTCGTGGAATCTCATTGCTTGTGAAGGATAAACCATTGCAACCTTTGCGTTGCCGGTGTTTCCTGTGTAGTTAGGATCTACAACTAGATCAAGTCCTGCAACTGTTCCGTTTGTGCTGCCTTGTGTAATTAAACCGGCTGCATTTTGGGAAAGGGCTGCTGCAAATAGTGGGCGTTGTGATCCATCGACTGCACCTAATAGGTTTGCAAAGTCAATGTTTACATATCCACCGGATGGTGCTACTAACAATTTGTTAGGAGTAAATCGCATTACATTGTAAGAATCAGCAATTCCGTCTGCAATGGACTTGTAAATTGTTGAGCCTGTTGATGAATCTGCGCCATCTGCTGCAATTCGTGCTGCATAAGCATCTGTCTTTTGTGCATAAGATGCTGCAAGTTCACGAACCAACAAATCTAAAAATGATGGGTCTGAACGATCAAGAAGTTCAACATTTACAACATTTGCGCCAGCAAATTTTACAATTGTGTCCTCTTGGAAAGTTACTGCTGTGTCCTGTGATGCAAACTCAACGCCTTCAGCAGTTTGACCTACAATGGCTTGTGCTCCGAGTACAGGGGTAAAGACCTTCATGCCTGAAGCAGGAAGCGGTGCTCGCTCGATGCTATCAATAAATGGGCGAGATGAATCAATTACTCCGATTACATCTCGTAGATAGTTAGGTGGAACCATGCCTGTGTTCTCACCAGTTGTTGCAATTTGTAATGCTGCAATTAAATCACGAGCATCGCTGTCGCCTTGAATTGCACGAATTTGTGCTGCTGCATATTGTCCTGCTGTAACATTTGTATCAATACGAGGCTTTGTGTATGCGACATATTGAGCAGTTACAACCGGAGCCTGTGCTGCTTCTACCGCTTCGGTTGCGATAGGAGCCTCAGAAGTAATTTCTGACACTTTGTTCTCCTCTTTGGTTGTTTCCTCAGCGGTTGCTTCGGAATTCTCTGTGTTTTCACTTGCTGCAACCTCAGCGACTCTTGCGCTGTCAATTGCTGGATCAGTAACTAAACTGACCTCTTGAAGTGTGCTTGATTTAATTCTTAGCACGCCTTCCTCATTTTTCCACTCGTTGATTTTGACACCAACACTAAATCCATCTCTTAAACCTGTGGCTGCTTCCTCAAGTGCATCATCTGCACGAAATGTCTTAGCCAAACGGAAGGTTGCTTCCAAGCCTGTATCTGTGGCAGTAATGTCAATTAACTTGCCCAATGGCTTAGTTGTTTGGTGCTCAAGTAATAATTTTACAGGCTTTGAAAAATCAATGCTGTCTTTTTCAAATACAGTTAATCCTGCGCTGGTTGAACCTTGCTCATCCCAAGTTACGATCTTACCTGAGATTGTTCGCTTGTTTGTATCGGCAGCGGTTATTTCTATTGGGAAACTAATTTTCATCGAATTAGATCCTCCTCCTCTTGGATTTGCTCAACGCTCATTGCGCCAATGCGATTTAGGATTTCATAAACTTGCGCTCTCTCTAATGCAGATCCACGCAAGAAATCATCAATATCAAATCTAGTTTCAATTCCGTTAGGGCAGAAATCCTGCTGAGATAGGCGTTGCTCAATGGCAGTCAAGATTGGTCGAAGCGAAAAGTCAATAAGTGCTTTTCTTTCGGCAGTCATGTTTGAATAAGTCATTGATGTTGTTTCGGCAGATACGAAACTGGCCGGAATACCACTCGCTCTGCTAATTTCCAAAGCCAAGTATTGTCTGGCCTCATTTAATTGTAATTTAGCAGGATCAAAGCCCAATGCTTGCAATTCAACATCAGCATTTAAGAAAGCAGTTGATCTTGTTGATCTTGATGTTCTCCAAGATTCTAAAAGTTTTGTAATGCGCTCTGGCGTTAAATTTGTGCCATTTGATTTTAACACCATTTGTGGCATTGGCTCTTTGGCATACATTTCTGCTGCTTTTTCTAATTCTGCTGCTGCTTTAATTGTGCGACCTGCTCGATTTAGTATTCCTTCATCTAAACCATTAAATACAATTAAAGATCCAAGACCAAATGGGGGTACTCTTTTTCCATCGACTGTGTAGTATTCGATTTCAGTTGAGTTACCATTTAGTGAAGCATAAACTCTATTTGGTGCAATTCTTGTCCATGCACGAATTCTTGAGGCATCGGTTGCAGCATAAGCATCCATTACCATTCCGTAAGCAACGCCGTATAATAATAAATCCTCAGCGATCCAAGCATAAATTGCTGAACCTGCAACTCTTGGATCTGGTTGCATAATAACTCGATTTGGTCTTACATGTTCATTTGTAAAATGATTGTATTGCTCAAGCGGTAAAGATCCGACAGTTGAACAAATTATATTTCTTGCTCTTGCTCCGGCTGGTATCGCCATAAATTGTTCACGAGTTGCAGTTGTTGTTCCAAACAAAATTCCGCCAACTAATTGCTGTGCGTTGTATGGTGATAATGCAGCAGCAACATCAACTGGATTTGATTGATTTGATTTGGCCGTAAAACGATCGAAAATTCCCATTAGCATATAATATACCACAATTACAAATTATCCGACTTGAATATCAATTTCCGTTTCTGGTTGTGTTGCAAAATAGGTTGCTAACGCCGAAGCGACCGCTGCACAAACGGCCACTCGACTTGCACGCCTTCCGATGATCCATGACCCATCCCCATAGGGCAATTTTGCAGCAGAAAGCGTTTGTTGGGTCAGTTCATCCTGCCCACCATGCTGTAATCGATGTGAATTTATTGCGCCCAGCCATCGATCACAACTTTCAGCATATATCGCCCCATCCATATCAGTAATGGGAATTCCAGCAGGAACTAACCGGCTTGCAACGGCTTGTGCAGTCCTTTTGGAATAAGCGACAGTCTGAACATTATATTTCCTAACATACGGAGCAATATCGTTTGCAACCGCTAAATCGTTAATCGAATAATCATTTGACCAAGTATGCAACAAAACCAAATTAAATCTTTCGCCCGGAAGTTTTTGAGTTGCAGTTAATGCGGCAAATTTTCTATCAGGCGATAAATCAAGTCCAAGCCAAGTAGGTTGTTCTGGATCTAATGGTATTGGATCGACCTGACACAAAGCCCACTTTTGTGCATCGATCGCTGAATTGATTGTATCTACCCATTGACATAAAACTTCAGTTCGCACAATATCTGGAGGATCATTTATTACTGCTCGCAAATTATCTGGGTGCATTGTGATGCTAAGCGATGGGTTGGCTTGAGCAAATGCCGGCCAGTTTATATCACCAGACGGAAGGAGTATTGGTGCATCTGGTTCAGCACTCCACTCAAACCAACCTATCGTGTCGGATGGGTTTGTGGAGGCTGCTAGTCCACGCTCCCTAAGTTTATTTAGAATAACTGAATGTTGATCGCCAGCATTTGAATATGTCCATACTTGCGGATTCTTAGATGCCATCATTGTATAACGCATCGATGACCAAGCATCCTCATCTTTATACTCACGCAATTCATCAAGATGTATCGTTGATGGGGCTGAAATTCCTCGGCTTGCATTGTTTGCTGCTTTTACAACAAATCGCCTACCGCC